AAAGCATTACCAAAAAGAGGCTCAAGAATGGGTCAATTTACTTACGGTGGTAAGGTTAAGAAAATGATGGGTGGCGGTATGGCTAAGAAATATAAGCATGGTGGTAAAGTTAAAAAATGTAAAATTGATGGTATAGCAAGAAAAGGTAAAACTAGAGCAGCAAGGAAAAAGTAATTATGATGAAATGCAGAGGTATGGGTAAGATTAAACCAATCGCTTTTAAGAAAGGCGGTAGTACCAAAGATGCGTGTTATCATAAGGTAAAAGCTCAGTATAAAGTTTTTCCAAGTGCGTATGCTTCTGGTGCTATTGCCAAGTGTAGAAAGAAAAGAGGCGGTAAAAAATAGTGGCTGTCCGTAAGACTAAAAAAGGTCTTGCTTTAAAAAGATGGTTTAAAGAAGGCTGGAAAGATGTTAAGACAGGTAAAGCCTGTGGTCGTAAGAAAGGTGATAAACGTGGCACACCTTACTGCAGACCTACTAAGCGAGTGTCGAGCAAGACTCCTAAGACATCAGGAGAAATGACGGCAGCTCAAAAGAAAAAACGTATTGCTCAAAAGAAAAGACTTGGGCAACCAGCTGGTAAGCCACGTAGAGTATCAGCACTTAGAAGGACAAAAAGGAAGAAAACATAATGGCTACATCAGGAACAACAACGTTTAACTTAGATTTAAACAACCTTGTAGAAGAAGCATTTGAAAGATGTGGTGCTGAGATGCGTACAGGGTATGACTTACGTACTGCTCGTAGAAGTCTAAACTTACTTACTGCAGAGTGGGCTAACCGAGGTGTTAATCTTTGGACTATTGAAGAGGGTACTGTTGCTCTAACCACAGGTACTATAACTCATAATCTTCCAACTGATACGATTGACTTGATTGAACAAGTTATTAGAACAGGCACAGGTACTAACCAACAAGATATTAATATTAATAGAATATCAGCTCCTACTTATGGAACAATACCTAATAAGAATACAACAGGTAGACCCGTTCAGGTATGGATAAACAGACAAGCAACACAACCGAATATAAATGTATGGCCAGCTCCAGAAGATAACAGCTACACATTTGTCTATTGGGCACTCAAAAGAATTGATGATGCAGGTACAGGAGTAAATACACAAGATATACCATTTAGGTTTTTACCTTGTTTAGTTGCAGGACTTGCATTTTATTTAAGTTTAAAGATACCTCAAGCAGGTGATAGAACACAGTTTTTAAAACAAGAGTATGAAGAGCAGTGGACATTAGCTTCAACAGAAGATAGAGATAAAGCTACTCTAAGACTCGCACCCCGTAGACAACACATATAGGAGATAAGATGAAGAAAAAAGTTATGAAGAAAAAAGCTTTTAAAACTCATATGATGTATGACAAAAAGACAGGTAAGGGTGTAAAAGCTCCTACCATGGCTAAACACTTAGCCTTAAAGAAAAAAGGTTATGGTCATACTAAGCCTAGGAAAAAGTAAATGAGTAAGTACGCTTCAGCAAAATATGCGATTGCCGAGTGCGACAGATGTGGCTTTCAATATAAGCTAACAGAACTAAAAGACTTATTTATAAGAACCACAGAAACCAATATAAAAGTTTGTAAAGAGTGTTGGGAACCAGACCATCCACAGAACATGCAAGGTATGTATCCTGTAGATGACCCTCAAGCAATACGAGACCCAAGACCTGATAAAAACCTAGAAGAACAAAGAGATTATCAATATGGGTTTAACCCCGTGGGACTCAATAATCCTTTACAATTAGAGGGATTAGTAGATAATTTAGAAAGTGACGGTCAAATAGGATTAGTCACTATTACAACAACTTAGGAGTAAATGATGAACAAAGATAGAAAAGGATGTAAGGTAACTTATAAGCAACCAGAAAATGTTGCTACACCTAATACAGGCGGTTATCCTGAAAAGAACGTAAAGACTGAAGGTGTGGTTACTCGTGGTAACGGAGCAGCTACAAAAGGAACTAAAGCTAGAGGACCAATGGCATAATGACTTATACCGAGTTAGTAGCAGCAATCAAATCGTACACAGAGAATGACTATAGTACGACTGATGTTAATACTTTTATTCAAAATGCAGAGCAACGCATACATAATACTGTGCAGTTACCCGACCTACGTAAGAATGTAACGGGTACAATGTCATTAGGTAATAAATATTTTTCTCTACCTAGTGATTGGTTATCTACTTTTAGTATTGCTGTTATAAATAGTGACAACGAATACACTTATCTTTTGAATAAAGATGTTAACTTTGTGAGAGAGTCGTTCCCTGATACTGACTCTGGGTTCTTTGGGAAACCTGAATATTATGGTATATTTGATGATACAACAATGATATTGGGACCAACACCAGATGCTAATTACAGTGCTGAGTTACATTATTACTATTACCCACAAACTATTGTTACTGCTGGTAATACTTGGTTGGGGGATAACTTTGATACTGCGTTGTTTTATGGTGCATTACTGGAGGCAGCTGCGTTTATGAAAGAAGACCCAGACACAGTAACTCAATATACAGCAAGGTATAGTGAAGTCATGCAGTTGTTGAAAAACTTAGGTGATGGTAAAAATAGACGTGATGCTTATAGAAGTGGACAAGAGAGGATACCAGTAAGAAATGGATAATAAAGCAGAAGTATTACAAGGTGTTGACTATGATGTAATTACTACATCAAATGGAGGCATGACACCTGAGCAAGTAGCAGAATTGGCTCTTGCAAAAATAATTTATGTAGGTAAAGATGCTAACCCTTTATTGAAAGAACAAGCAGAAGCTTACAAAGATAACATTAGACAAGTTCTAGTGTTTTATATGAAGCAGGCTATAAAGTCTAATCATACAACTATAGCGAATAAACTGCATAAGGCAGGGCATTCAGAATTAACTAAACTTTTGGAGATATAAAATGGCAATTTCGCAAGCAATGTGTACTTCATTTAAAGTTGAGTTGTTGAATGGTATTCATGCATTTAGCACAACAGTAGCTCGTGGTAATACGAACGCTGATAGTTTTAAATTAGCATTATATACTTCATCAGCTTCTTTAGGTGCTGGTACTACAGCATATACAACTTCTAACGAAGTTTCAGGAACAGGATATACAGCAGCAGGTGCAGCACTTACCGCTGTCGCTCCTACATCATCTGGAACTACAGCGTTTTTAGATTTTAATGATTTAACATTTTCTACAGCTACAGTTACAGCTCGTGGTGCGTTAATTTATAATGACACACAAAGTGACAAAGCAGTTGCGGTGTTAGATTTTGGTGGAGATAAGACATCTACAGCGGGAGACTTCACTATAGTATTCCCTGCAGCTGATGCTTCCAACGCAATTATACGTATAGCTTAGGAGTTCTAAATGGCACTTGTTGTAAACGACAGAGTCAAAGAGACTACCACAACTACAGGGACAGGGACAGTCACTTTAGGTGGAGCTGTATCTGGGTTTGATACTTTTGCTGCAGGTATTGGTAATAGTAATACTACATACTACTGTATTCAATTAGCAGCAGAGTTTGAAGTAGGTCTAGGTACCTTAGCAGGTGATAGTTCAACTCTTGCTCGTACTACAGTCATATCAAGTTCTAACAGTGATAATGCTGTCAACTTTTCTGCAGGAGCTAAGAATGTGTTTTGTACACTACCTGCTAGTAAAGCAACAGTATTAGACGCTAGTGGTAATTTGGCTTTAGCAGGAGCTATAGACGTTGATGGTGTAACAAATTTAGATGTGGTTGACATTGATGGAGCTGTTGATATGGCTTCTACTCTACAAGTAGATGGCGTCTTAACTACAACAGCTACACAGGTAGCTACTGGCGTAATTACAAGTGGTTCAAATATAGTTTCAGATACAGACTCTACAGACGACCTTGGTACAACTAGCGTTCGTTGGGCTAACTTATTTGTAGATGGTATTACAGCAACTGACCAGATTACAGCTACAGGATTTACAGGAACACTTGACGGTATTTTAGGAAGCGGTGCAGCAGCAGCGGCAACTACCACTACTCTTGCTTCTTCTACTATTACTGCAAGTGGTATAGTTACAGCTAACGCAAAATTAGATTTAAACGGCACTGAGCTTATACTTGATGCTGATGCAGATACCTCAATCACTGCAGATACAGATGACCAAATAGATTTTAGAATCGGTGGTGCTGACAAAATGGAGATGAACGCAACTGCTTTTAGTGGTGGTGCGATATATGAAAACGCTGACGATATTGCGGCTAACTATTCAATCACAGCAGGTAAAAATGCTTTTAGTGTAGGGCCAATAACAATCGCTAGTGGCGTAACAGTAACCGTTCCAAGTGGACAAAGATGGGTGATATTATGACATGTAAAATTAATGCAGATACAACTGATGGTTTAAAGATAGTATCGGACACAAGTGGTAATGTTGATATACAAAATAATGGTACAACAAAAGCAGCATTTACAGCTAATTCATTAGTATTATCTGGAGCAGGAACAGAAACAAAAAGTTTAGAAATTGGCTCTGGTAGGTCTGGCGATGGAACTACTCTTATAGATTTAACAGGAGACGCAACTTATGCAGATTTTGGAACAAGATTAATAAGAAATGCTGGTGCAAATGCAGCAACAGAACTTGTGCATAGAGGAACAGGAATATTAGCTTTAATTGCTCAAGATGCTGGACGTATAGAGTTTAAAGTAGCAAACATAGAAAAAATGAGAATAGATGCTGATGGTGTAACTGTAACTGATGCAGATAATTCTCAACCTAGGTTTATTATAAAAACTACTGATGCTGGGAGTGGTAGTCCTTTCTTAGATTTTATTAAAGATAGTGCATCACCAGCATCTAATGAC